TGCAGCGGGGCCACTTGGACAGCCGGGCAGGCCGGCATCGTCTATTCTAACAATGGCTGGTTCCAATTGGATGCAGAACTATGAGCTATGCAATTAATCAAGACGGCACTATAACGCGATCGGATGGCTGCATAATTCATCCGGACAAATCGAACATTGACTACCTGAATTATCTCGATTGGGTCGCTGCTGGGAATACAGCAACTCCATATGAGCCATCACTTGCCGAAGCGCAATCAAAGCAAATCGAGATCAACAGCGCGGCTTGCAGCGACGCGATAACGTCCGGGTTCCAATCGTCGGCACTCGGCAGCGCGCACACGTATCCGTCCAAAGTAACGGACCAACAGAACCTGACAGCGTCTGTTGTCGCATCGCTCGTGCCAGGGAACCCGTCGAATTGGAGCACGCCATTTTGGTGCCAGGACGAGAATGGGGCTTGGAGTTATGTGAACCATTCAGAAGCGCAGATACAGCAGGTCGGACAAGATGGAAAAGCCGCGATCCTCGTCGCGCTGAGCAAAAATGCTACGCTGCAAGCTCAAGTGATGGCGGCGACTTCCGTTTCTGCCGTTCAAGCCATCACTTGGTGAGGATATAATGAACAGGACCAAGCTTATCATCTTGTGGGCGGCTTGCACCGCTGTGATGCCAATCCTATCGGTAGCAATGTTCTGCCATGCGACATTTGGGTCGGAAGAGCGCGCGAAGTCCATGGCGGTTGCACAAGATGAGTGCGGCAATGCCCTGTTCGGTGGACCGCCACAGCAAACCATCAGCACAAGAGTCGGAAACGGACTCATCGATGGGAAGTGCTGGGCCAAGGTTGTCGCGCCGTTCATCGACTTCTTTTTCGGAGAAGGCCATTGCCTCTCCAACGCCACAATAACCGATACGAATCAATGAATATCGAAATCACCACGCCGAATGGCGAAGTTAAAACGATCGTCATCAATCAATTCCCTGCTTTGGACGGCTGGGACATTCAACAGCGGTTCGTCGAATTCGCCGCGAGCCATGACAAGGAACTCCGCAAAGCTTTCACGCTGGAAGTCCTTGCCTATGCATCGGTGCAATTGGCGGCAGATCGATTCATGTCGCTGACTACTGCCGCGATCATCGACAACCACCTGTGCGACTGGAAGAATGTCCAGAAGGTCTTTGAGGAAACTCTGAAGCAAAATGGCATTGATCCAGCGACGCATGCGGATCAACCGATGTATTGGGCGAAAGCCGGTGCCGAAATGGCCACATCATTCATCGCTGAGTGCTCCAACTTGCTCGGTCCTGCTCTCAAAATGATGGAAAGCAAAGCGGAATAATCATGTCGGATGATCTGGACAAATTCGTTCTGCAGTATCAGGTTGACCTGAAAGATTCTGTCGCCAGGTTGGAAAAGCTACATGAGAAGATGGGGCGGGCGGGGAAGGCTGCGGACAAGTCCAAAGGTCAGGTTAAACAGTTCGCGGCCGACGCCTCCGGGGAGCTTGGAAAGCTCGTGCCCGGACTAAACGCTGTGTCCAGCGCGGTCAAAGCCATGGGCGCGGAGTTCGCTATAGCCGGCGCTGCGATAGGCGCCTTGGCGGTCGGAGTTAAGGCCGTCATCGACATGCGGAACCAGTACAACGCCCAGCGACTCCAGGGCATGGGCCTCGGCGTCTCATCACTTCGCATGGAGGACTATCAGCGCAAGTTCGTCCGAGAGTCTGGCGGATATGTAACCAGGGACGCGACCGCAGAGGGCCTAAAGACATTCGGCGATATGGCCAACTCCGCCTATGCCGATCCATCTCGACTGGGGCGCGAGGCGCGAATCATGCGCATGCTGGACGTCAATGTTGGCGAGCGCGGACAAACGCCAACTGGCCTGAACGACGAGTTACAGCAACTCGCAAAATATCTGCAAGGCAAAACGAAAGGCGAAGTGCAAGGCATCGCCAAGTCCACCGGAATGAACCAAGACTGGCTCTTGACGCTGCAAAAGCTCGGACCGACTATTGGCCACATAACCGAGTTGACGAATGACGAGATTCAAAAGCGAACGAACGCAGAGCAGGCTCTGACTAAGTTCAATGACCAACTCGCGCAGCTGAAGGAAAAGTTCACTGAAGTGGCCAATGAACTGGCCGAGCCGTTGTTGCCGGCTTTGACGAAGCTGGTCGGGTTGATGAAGGAACTCGCCGATGCAATTCCGAAGACGGCCAACAAGACAGGAAGCAATGTAGTTGGCGCAGCGCAAGCGCTGACCGGAGTCGATCTCAAGACAGGGAAGTGGAACAAAGGGCTATTCAGCATTCTCAGCGGCGATGCATTTAAGCCATCCGATAAGCCTTGGTATCGACAGGGCTTGTTGGGCATGATCACCGATCTCGCATTGCCGCCAGAAGTCGTGGAAAAGCACGCGCCGCCGAAAAAGGACTCGGCGGAAAAGGCAAAGAAGGAACAGGACGCACGCGATGCCGCTGTGAAGAAGATGGACGACATCAACAAGGAAGGCATCCAAACCGCCAACCAGATGTCGCTCGCAGTCAACATGTTCAGCGGCGCTGTTCAATCCTTTTCGAGCGCAATCAATCTACAGCAGGCCTGGGCAGCGTGGGCAGGCGAAATCGGCAAGGCCAACGGCCTTCCTGGCTCCAGCACGAACAGTAAAGAGGGGCTTGGCGGTGGAGGGTCGGGCAATTGGCGCGGCAATCAATATGCAGACTTGATCAAGAAAGCCGCTGATAAGACAGGCGTCGATCCGCAAATGCTTCACTCGATCATGATGGTCGAATCGAAAGGCGTCAATGGTTTGTACAGCCCGACCGGAGCAGGCGGGTTGATGCAGGTCACCAAAGGGAATTGGAAGAAACTCGGAAACGGCGCAGACGTAATGAGTCCAGAGGCCAACATCATGGTTGGAGCTCAGATATATGCAGACTTCTTGAAGCGTAACAAAGGCGACACCGTTGCCGCGCTCAAAGGTTACAACGGAAACTCCGATCCGGATTATGTCAGCAAGGTGGCCAAGTACTATGGCGGATCAGCAAATGGATTGGGCGAATCCAAAGCCAAGATGAACATTAGGTCGGTTCAGCAGCAAATAGCCGACTACCTGCACGTTCCGTTGGATCAGATTCAGCGCGGCGGAGTAAATCAAGGCGATGCGCAATGGGCCGTTCGGCAGTTGGAAGCCGGGATGGCCAACAATCTGTACAGCCTTCAGCAAAAAGCTTCCGTGGCAGGCCTTCCGGCTCAGGATTACGCGAAGCTAAAGATGGAAATGCGCGATCAGTCGCGCGGATACGACTTGATGAGGCAATATGCCGATAGCGTCGCCGATTCGCAACAAAAAGGCGGTCGTGAGCGGACGATCAATGAGCAACCGATTATCATGAATGTCAACATAAATGGCGTGACTGACCCGAAAGCGGTAGCGGATGAAGTGAATCGGCAAATCAAGAAAGGCATGAATGAGGCGCTGATGTATTATGCGACTGGGGAGAAAGGCTGATGCCGCTCGGTGAACGCGTACTCCAAGTCGATATCGATCTGCCGAGTGGGCTGGTATCGCTCAATCAGAATCTAGAGCTTCACGTGGTGATCCACAAGGACGCTTTGGCCATCCAGAATACTTGCGACATTGAAGTGTTCAATTTGCCGCAGGCCCAACGCGAATCACTGCTAACCAGATTCACTGCATGGAACAAGAGAAACCTGGAGACGGGCCAGCCAGGCTATGAGGCCAGCTATGTGAATGTCACAGTCACAGCAGGATACAACAATGGCGCGAAGAATCAAACAACCGTGATATTCACCGGACAGATCGTTCAGACGGAGCCGATCGGCGCCCCTCCAATGTTGGGGGTGGCCATTAAGTGCTATAGCCAGCAGCTGAATAAACTGGCTTGGGTCACTGGCTTCGCGCCTCCGACTGCGACTTTTAAGCAATATGTCGAATGGGCCGGTGAACAAATGGGCGTGACCAGGATCGTCTGCGAAACCTCGTACAACGACCAGGTTATAAGCAGTCCATTCGCCAGGACGCACATTGTCGGCAACCTCATCGTTGACATCCAGGACGCTTACAAACCAAACGTCGCGGCATACATCGACAACAATGTTCTATATGTCAAGGACATCAATGCTGTCATCAGCACCTCCCAACAAGTCACGGTGGACGAATTCATCGGAACTCCGATGTGGACCGAGTGGGGCGTTTGCTTCCAGGCGCTCTTCGATCCTCAGATTCAGTTGGCCGGCGCGGCGACGCTGAATAGCAAGATGAATCCATCGCTCAACAAGACGTTTGTGATCACATCGTTGGACTATGATCTCGCGAGCCGTGCGCACAACTTCTATGTGAAAGCAACGGCATCACCACCGGCTTAAAATGGCAACGAAAACTAAGAACTTCAGTTTGTTCGGAGTGAATTACCGGACAACTCAATTCACCGCAGTCGACGCGCTGGCGATAATGGATTCGCCTGCGACTCATCCGATTGAAAATCTTCGCCTGACGCAAGCTCTCGATGCCTCTGAAGGGTGGCTGTCGCTGGATTCGAAGCAAGCAATAAATCGGCTAGTCGTCGACGCTTCCATGATTGTTCCACCGCGAATTGTTTTGCAAAAACTTCTCTATGAAGTGAATAACTTTTCATTCGGATTCACAAACGGATGGAAAGGCGTGAAGATACCGGCTAGATTTAGGTCTGGCGTAGACTCGCCCAAGTCATCGTCTCATCTTGACCCGATGATCGCGCAGCTAATCCAGGATGGCGTGGCAAAGCTAAAAGAATTGGAAGAGTATTACAGCCTTGAGGACGCATTTGCTATGTTTGATATTATGGTTGCAAAAGGCGTCAATGAGGCGTTGGCCAATGAGGCGGCATCGAAAAAGCGCTGATGTACAAATGAGGTGACGCTGCGTTGGCCACTTCGAACGTCCATAATAAGGTGCCCGAATTGCCATGCCACCTAAATGTCCGATCTCGCCAACAAGCCACTTGTAAATGTCTCTCCGAACGAGACAATGCACTGGCCAAGCGCATTGGTCGCGGCAATGCGCCTTCACGGGATGAGCATCAACAAGCTCATTCCCGCAACAATTCTGGAGTTTGATCGGAACAAAAACCTAGCGTCCGTGCAGCCGCAGATAATGATCTTGGACGTTTCGGATAACACCAGGGCACGGCAACCGATTGCAAACGTTCCAGTGCTATCTCTCGGTGGTGGCGGGTTTCACATCAGCTTTCCGCTCAAAGCGGGCGATTTCGGATGGATTCTCGCGGCAGATCGCGACATATCTCAATTCACGCAAAATCTGAAGAGCGCGCCGCCGAATACGCTGCGGAATCACTCTTTTGCAGACTCGTGGTTTATTCCTGATGTATTTAGGAATTACACAGTCAATTCGAGTGATTCAAACGCGATGGTTATCCAGAGCGTGGATGGAACGACAAGGATCAGCATTAGCGAAGGGCAAGTGAATATCTTTGCTCCATCGTCTGTCACCGTGACCACGCCACAAGCGACGTTCACGCAAAATGTATCCATCGGCGGAACGCTGACCGTAGCAGGTCTGACGACAGTCAATGGCGGATTCACAGCGCTCGGCACAGGTGGAAACCAGCCGTGCACCTTGCCGCAGTCGACGACCATCGGCGGCATCGCAGTCTATGGCCACGGCCATATAAGCTCCAACCCTGGCACTCGGACTTCTGGCGGGATGATCTCATAAATGAGCGCTTCATATACGTATATTCTGAGCACCGGAACCATCTCCATCGACACCACGTCTTTGCTATCGGACGTGGAGAGTGAATGGCAAGCGGCATTCGGAGCAACGCTTAACACAGACGCATCGACGCCGCAAGGGACGATGATCGCAGCTGAAACGACAGCGCGTGCATCTGTGATGAAGAATAACGCCGATTTGGCGAATATGCAAAATCCAAATCTCACCTACGGGATATATTTGGATTCGATCTGTTCGCTTCTCGGAATCAGCCGTGGCACGAATAAATCGACTGTCGCCACCGGCGTGCAAATCACCGGAAATGGCGGAACAACGATCAACGCAGGCAGCAGGATTCAAACGCCCAATGGCGATATATTCTCGCTGCTAACGGCCGTCACGATTCCGAGTGGTGGAACGACGACCGGCACGTTTCAATCGCAAGCGTATGGCTCAATTGCATTTCCTGTCGGATCGATGTCGATATTGGATGGAACGATTGGCTGGGGCGCCGTCGCTTGCGTCAATACGACCACGGTAACGCCAGGCGCCTCGCAGAATACCGATCCGCAGTTGAAGAATAAGCGGAATCAGCAGCTGGCCATTCAAGGGACTGCGAGCACAGCGGCAATCTACGCCAACCTCCTGGAAGTCCCAAATGTAACCAGCTGCCAGGTGGTTGAGAACAACACTGGCACCATAACGACCGTCAACGGCGTCACATTCACAAAACCCAGCGCGATCTGGGTTTGCGTCGCAGGAACGGCCTCAGCCTCGGCGATCGCAGCAGCGCTGTATGCCGCGCACAACGGAGGGTGTCCCTGGGACTACGGCGCGACTGGGATGGGCAACCCTGTCAACTCGCCCAACGGAACCATCGTCAACGATCCTATCACTGGCCTGCCCTACGCCGTGCTGCACACAACGCCGATTCTGCACGATGTGTACATCAATATCAGCGTGCACCAGTCTGCCGCGCAGTCGCCTGGTCAATCGGCAATTCAAAAGGCCATTTTGGCCTATGCCCAGGGGCAAGAGGAAGGCGAGCCTGGGTTCGTCGTCAGCGCCAGCGTATCGGCTTTCGAGATATCCGGAACCGTCGCGCGTCAGTATCCTGGCGTGTACGTAAAGACATGCCAAATTGCCGTTGTGGCAGCTGGCGCGCCGGCCCCATCATTCCCGTCCGGATATTCTTATGAGTGGGTGGCCGGCCAGTTCGATCAAGCTCAACTCCAAATCGGCAACATTACGGTGAACTTAGTATGACGATGAAGCCATACAACACCGATTTTACTCGGTCGCTGAAGTGGATGCACAACAAGGCGCCGAATCTTCAGTCGATCATAAATCAGAAGGCGGCGTGGTACCAAAAGTACCACGCGCAATTTTGGTCTAACTGGGAAGCAAACGTATTCGATATCCGGACGGCTAACGCATTTGGTCTTCTGGTTTGGTGCATCATCCTGGGACTTCCTCTCGACATATTCGATTTTGAGCCGATAACGAACGCATTCGCATTTGGATCACAGCGCGGCAATTATCTCGATTCAGGCGAGCACGTCGCGCCAATCAATTTCGTTAGTGGCCCGAACATATTCAGCGATGGCGTTGCGGTTTCGTCCTCTGATTGGACTCTTGACCCGACTACAGATCAAATCACATTTACAACGCCGCCAGCGAACGGTGCTGCGCTCACTTGGACCGGCACCGTCCAGAACGAGAAAGGCACGCAACTCGTCATTCAGCAACCGAAGCAGTTTGGGACGGGGAATGGATCGATTGTAACGTTCAATATGACGCCGTCCGACTCGGCGAACTACAACGAAGTCGGCTTCAACTTCTATGGCGGCGGAGCGGATTCTGTAGCGTCCTTGAACGAGATTCGGCAAGCTTGCCAACTTCGCTATGTTGCGCTCGTCTCGAATGGAAGGCAGCAATGGATAAACCAGATGCTGCAGTACATCTTCAATCAAGGGAACCCTTGGGATTTCCCTGTGAAGAAGTACTTCTATTTGACTGACTCGACGCTCTCGCCGCAGCCGGTGACAGGGGCGAAAATTTGGCGGTCCGACTGGGAAGGCAATGAACTGCTTTATACCACGTCGCGACAGAATATTTGCCCGAATTCTAGCGTCATATCGACTGCCAATAACTGGTCGACGACAAATGCATCGATCGCGAACAGTGCGGGACCGGACGGCGCGACCAACGGAACTGCACTAATCACGCCATCCAGCGCGGCGGCAGCTTATGTAAGAGATACGGCGTCGCAAAGCGGCTTGTCTCTGAACACCGTATTCTCCATATCCGCGTTCGTTAAGGCCGGCACAGCAACGCAATCTGCCATCGCGGTGATGGATAGCGGATACGCGACCGCGTTGTGCTCAATCGGAATCACGTGGGGCGGTGGGGCGCCATCGGTGGCAGGCAGCGGTTCCGGATACGTAGCCGGCTCGGCGTCCGTCGCGGCTGCAGGCGTCGCGGGCTGGTATCGTGTCCAGGCGTCCTTCAACAACGGCACCAACGTAGCGGTTGGAACCCAAATAACGCCAGATGCGACAAACGGAACTGGCACGCTCAACACCGCCTATCCGCAACTCGAACTAGGGCCTGTCGCCACCAGCTATATCCCGACCAGTGGCTCTGCCGCAACGGTGGCAACCGACTACACGTTAAATACGTCCACCGGCGCCGTCACGATGACTTCTGCGCCAGCGACTGGAGCAACATTGACTTGGACAGGAACGTGGAATTGGGTCACTTGGACGACGCCGAGCCAGTTCGGCACAGGCGATGGATCGAGCGTCAACTTCACATTGACGCCGCCTCCAGGGTCCGCTGCGCCGATCTCGCGAAGCTATTATATGGAGTATCGGATTGGCGCCAATCTTAAATTATCGTCACAGTTTTTAACATTGCTGAATAACCCGGCATACGGCATCATGCCGACTTGCGCCGGAATTGGATATGCAGTAGTTCAGGAGTCATAAATGGCCAACCAAACGCCACCGCTCATTACAATTCCTTTCGCGTCGCAAGGCGACCAATCTGTCATTCCGAGCACCGATCCGAATGGATTTGTGAATTACACAACAGGCTATACGCCTGATTACGAGATCAACCTTGCGGCCGGCGATCCTGCGGCAAAGGCGGTGGAGCGCGGGATTCAGAACTACCTGTTCTGGGCGCTCACGACAGGCATGCAGTCTTGGCAAACTGCTGCGCGTCCGCCTTGGTATAGCGCAATGCCTGGTGGATACGCGAAGTACGCCGAAGTGGTCGTGCCGGACTCCGGCGGAAACCCTGTGCCGTATCGGTCGAAGATATCTGGCAACGTTTCGGCTCCTGGTCCGAGCGCGACCAACTGGGAATACATCGAAAGCACGAGCGAGATGATCGCTAACGTTCCGATGCCGTCCGGTGGCCCGTCCGGTCCTGGATCAATGCTGGTGAGTTCGTCAACCGACTTCAATACATTCACCAACGCAGGGTCGTTCAACTTCTCGACTGACGCTGTTGTTCTGGGTTCGCCCCACACGCCATCCAACGGAGGGCAGCAAGCCGGCGCCGGCCTCCTGGAGGTCATGACTTGGAGCGATGGCGGATCGAACACGTTCATATCGCAGTTCTTCAGAGACAGGAACGGCCTCGGATTTATGCGCGGCGCGACGAACGGAAGTTGGACGGCGTGGAAAATATGGGCCAACGCGCACCAGTTCGTCGTTGGCGAAGTCCGTATGTGGAGCGGAACCGCCACAGAGGCGGCAGTGCAGGCCGCATGGGGTCCGGGCTGGCACCTTTGCAATGGCTTGAACGGCACACCAAACCTGCAGGACAAGTTCATTGTTGGAGCGGGCAATACGTATGCACTCGGCGCGACGGGCGGATCAACAACTGCTTCCCTGGTGACCGCAAACCTGCCGGCGCACAACCACTCTGTGACGATCACCGATCCTGGTCACGTACACGGAACGACGCAATCGGCGCACGCACACGGCATCTCTGACGCAGGGCATGCGCACGGAGTGTATGATCCTGGTCACGTGCACTCGCTGACGGTTCCAACGGCCCTTAACCAGGGAACCGAGCCGACCAATGGCGCTGAGTGGACATTCGCGAACGCTGGGACGGCATCTGTCAATGTCAACGTGGCAGGAACCGGCATCGGCATCTACGCGAATGGAACAGGAATTGCAATTCTAGGCGCTACAATTCCGATCTCGGTCAACAGCGCGGCGACCGGCATCACGGCGACGACTGCGAACACAGGCAGCGGAAGCTCGTTCGGAATCTTGCCGCCATACTATGCGTTGTGCTATGTGATGTATACTGGCGCATAAACAAGAAGGAGAGTTGAATGAAATTGACTGCCGAAATTTTGATGAAAGGAACCGGCTGCACGGCGGATGTGGCCGGAATTTGGCTGGCGCCGATGCAAGCCGCGTGCGACAAGTTCGGCATCACGACTGCTAAGAGTGTCGCAGCATTTTTGGCCAACGTCGGCGTGGAGTCGAATGGTCTGACCAATCTCGTTGAGAATGTGAATTACAGCGCATCGCGGTTGGCCGTTGTTTGGCCGCATCGATATGCGTTGAATGCTTTTTCGGTCAACAAAGTTCCGAATGAGACAGCGCTGAGAATTGGCGGCAATCCGGTCCTGGTCGCATCGAACGTCTATGCAGACCGCCTCGGAAACGGCCCGGAATACACGCAAGACGGCTACAAGTATCGTGGGCAAGGCCCGATTCAGCTGACGGGGAAGGCGAAGATTCAGACATTCTTCACGGCGAGCGGACTGTCTGCAGACTCCGATCCTTCGCAGCTTCAGAAGCCTGAGTTGGGCGCCATGTCTGCCGCGTGGTTTTTCGCGAATTCTGGGGCGCTCGATTTCGCCGACCAAGGCAATTTCGATATGACGGTTTGCCGCGTCAACGGCCAGGCGCCTTGCCCTGCGAACCAGGGAGATCGGCGGCGCGCCCTGTACAACTCTGCCCTGCCTCTTTGCACGGCGGCTGAGACGCCTTTGAAGCCGGCGCCGGTTGCTCCTGCAAAAACGACTGCATCGAAGGCGTCTCAGCCTGCGGCGAGCAATACGAAAGCAGCCACGTCAGACCAGCAAACAACGAAGCCCTGACGAAACGGTCTTTAACGTTTCTGCCGATAATTTTAATTGCGAAGTCGGCCAAAGCGCCCGCCAATTCAGGATCGAATTTGGCGGGCTTTTCTTTGCGTGATCGAACAGGCTTAAACCGTCCTAGACAGGGCTTTTGCTCCAAAATCCCACCTTTTCGTACACATTAATACACCCGATCGAAAAGCGCCTTGTACTACGCTCCACGACCGGGACTGAGTGCCACCTGTATTTACAGGTCTTCTTCGCCGCGAATCGCCTCAAATACTCCATGGCGCGGCACGTCCACAACACCATGCGGAAAGTACTTGAAGCGGGCCAGCTTCTGGCCATACATGGAGTTGAAATTCAGGTAAGCCTCCCGTCGCTCTTCGTGCGAGAGTGAAGTGGCACTTATATTGAATGGCTTCGGCCACTTGCTAGATTCTACGATGAACGCAGCGATCATTCCTGTGCTGCGAAGCATGTCTTTATCTTGGGCCTTCTTCGACCGTCCGAGTTCATCGATGAAAGATTCATTCAAATTTTCCATCTGCTCAACATAGCCGGTAATCACAGCCTCTTCAGTGATGAATCGCTTAACCTTGAGCAGGTAATTCTCTGCCAGCGTCGATCGGCCGAACTTATACGGCCCTTCTGGGGACCGGAGCATGACGCCTTCGAATCCGGACGCGATGGCGGAACGCTCGAACTCCAGAAGGTCTTCGAGCGTAAGGACCATTTGCTGAAACAAGGATTCGATTCGGTTCGAGTCTGGGAGAATCTTGTGCCCTTTTGCTTGCTCCACGCGACGACAAGCATCCTGCGATCGGTTGACAAATGTGTCAGATGGGCGCGTCCGATCATCGAAGATGTACCACCGGACATCTGGCTCTCCATTAACTCGACGGACTGGACCGGAAGTATTCCAAAATGCACGCTTATCGTTGTACCCTCCAACGATCAATTCGCCATCTAGGCCGTTGAATTCTGGACGGCCGAAAAGATATTGCGTGTATTCATTGGATACAGGCTTGCCGCTGCTGGTGAGAAGAACGCCGTCCTCGACAAACGCCCGATACCCGTCCAACTTGACGCTGGCGAAGTAAGGGAACACCAATTTTTCTTGCACAAAATCTTCTGCCTTCATCGGCTTACGAATTGCCATGTCTACCTCAGATGTGAATAAGGGGCCTTTCAGCCCCTGTAGGATAACTCAGCGTGATGTGCTTATTGGACCAAATCGGCCTCAAGATTCACATTTGCCAACACAATGTTGGACCAGTTCTCCATCGATCCTTCGCCCCTGCTCGCGGCGAGATGGACATCAACGAGGCCAACTGTGGAAAGTTCCTCCTCCAGCGTATAGGGCTCGAATCCGGCCGGAATCTCCATGGCGAAGACGAATCCATAGTGCACCCTTCCAACCTCATTGGACCGATCATTGATCAACCCTTTGAATTTAGGAAATGGTGATACTTCGCCGCGCACGTGGTGAATCGTCTTTCTGAGATCATCAAATGTGCCAGTTTTCTCTGCATCCGTGGACAGCCTAAAGCCAATCTCTTCATTCATCTCACGAGACAGCGCAGCAGCAAGAGTTGCCACAACGTCGATAACAGAGCCGTCCGTCAGCGAAACGTCAGCCAAGTCGATATGGCCGCCGATTCCTACCGAAAGGGCGCCTGCTAAGCGCTCCTCTCCGACCGTCTTCATGCGCTGATAGACGAACACCTTTGGGCCTATCGGCGTTCGCTGCCAAAGGACGACGTATGGAAGAATTTGACCGAATCGTTCATCAGCCTCCAACTCGTGGCGGCGACCGATGAACAGCGATTTGCCGATTGCCTCGAACATATCCTTTGAATTCATGTCGATCCAACCAGTCAACGGCTCGATGCCAAACGCCGCTTTGTCGACGGCGAGGATGTGCTGGCGATGTTTCATTGAGCACCGCCCGTCGTGACTGCACCAGGGGAAACGGCAAAATTGGCAATCGTCTTCGCCGTCTCGCTCGCATCCTTCGTCGCGCCGAAGTAGAACGCCAGCGCGGCTTGAAGCTCCTTGAACCAGTAGCCAATGAGCATGCCGATCATGCCGGTGGCGGTCGGGTCTTTGATCACATCACGTGTGCCAGGAAGGAACATTAGCACGAGGATGGCGATTGCGCCTGCAGTAAGCAAAAAAACGATGGACGGACGAATCCACCAATCTGGCGCATTTTGCATCGCGCGAGCGCTCTTCCGGTCGTCAACTTCGGCCTGGAATGTGGCCAAATCGCTGGCCATCTGTGCCTGGGCAGCTTGCGCCTGGAGTCGTTGAAGCTCGACTTTCGCATTCAACTGCGCCTCGGCCAGCTTTTCCGCAGCGGCCGGATCGGTTGCGATCGCGTTGTTGATCGCCTCCGGAGTGTTATCGCACCCCAGCGCGGCCGATACGATCGCACCTACAGCCGCGCCTGCCGGACCGCCCAAAAGCGTGCCCAAGATTGGCGCTGCTTTGCCTACAACGTCCTTAATGGACGACCAATTCAAACCGCTCATGGTTCATTCTCCAAATTGAAAGGGCCATCACTCGGACGGCCCTTTCTTGTTCACTCAACGGGCGATTCCTCGCCGCCGATCAGTTTGCTTTGTCGTTTTCCGTGCGAGGGCCGGTGGCCGGACCATCCGAGTCTTCTTTCGGAGCGGCGTTTGCATCGGCAGTCGGCTCCGTGCTGCTCGGCGCTGCGCCAGACTGGTCTTCGCCGAAGACCGCGTCAACGACTTCCTTCGCCGCTTCTTCTACTTCATAGATTACGTGATTCACGGCCTCTTCGGCCCGCTGGATGATGCCCATGTCGCTATCACTCCTGTGGACAGCTTTGTTGAAATGGCCCATTGCTGGGCCGGCGGAATGCCCGAAGGCCGTTAGAAGCCTTCTGCTTGCTGCGGTGCCGACGACACATCCCCTGCGGCCGCGTCGCCGCCTGCCTTGGAGTAGTCCGCCTTCACTTCGCCCGCGTTGATGGCGCGGTAGAACTCCTTTGCCTCGGTGAACAGCGCCGCGTCCGTCACCAACCCGTCCAATTCAAACTTGGCCACCGACCAGCTGCCTTTCTCGTTGGACTGACCGACCGTGGAGAACTTCACCAAGTTGGCGAACGTCGGCGGCGTACGCTTCACACCGCCATGATCCACCTTCTTGTTCTGGAGCGCCGTCATCAACATCTTGCTGGACTTGATCTGCGTCGATGCCAGCGAGATGATACAAGGCATCGTGTCGCCCGTGTCCGGATCAATCACGATGACGTAGTGCGAGCGGGTGTCGGAATAGTAGTCCGACTTCTTCGGGTTGACTTCACCCTTCTCATCCTTCACCAGCAGCTTGCCATCGACGTTCTCGACTTCGCCGCGCGCCTCGATCGCGTCCATCTCTTCTGGCGTCACTTCGCCCTTGAATCCGCCGTCGCCAT